TTATAAGGTCTTCCTACATTCTCTATGATCTTGTGCATATGAATAATACCATCTGCAAAATGATCTTCTACCTTGGCAAGGTCATCATAGAATGCCAAGTGCTTAGTGGGAACAATAAGGAACCAGTCTGACCAGTGCCTATCTGCCCCTGCAACGTGTCCGTTCTGGTTCATTACTCCATCAGTCTCTAAGTCCTTCATCTCAATCTCAGACTCAAATATAAGGTCTGTTCTCATGCGAATGAAGTACTCATAGTCATCAGGGTTCTCTACCAGTTTAGCACAGTCTGCTATTCCTTGATACTGTGATTTAAACCTATACACTATGTCCTTTGCTTTCTCTGGTGTGACTGACATATCAGGTTCAGCAGAGAGTTTATCATAGTCTGAAGTATCATATACAAACGGTTCATTCACCTGACACTTCACCATATTAAGTGGAGTATATAACTCTTTAAAATCTTCTAGTTCATTTGTCTCATACTTAATATTATTCTCATGGTGTATCTGACTACCCTTCCAATTCTTTTCATCCCACTGAAGATTAGCATAGATGTCATAGTCACCCAGACCATCTAAGAAGTTCTTTTTTATATTAGGAAAGGTTGTCCTAACAAATCTAGGATAACCAGAAAAACAAACTGCAAACTTTTTCTTCATAGTCTTAAAAATAATTGAAATTAATCACCACTCTAAATGGAATGTTAGTACAAGTTGTACCTGTATGTTTTAAATTAGCTGGAAAAGTAACTAATCTATTCGCAATACTTTCTATTTTAGTACCATCTTCAAATTCTGTATACCCATCATTAGTATTGAGATAAAAAATTGATGCTTTCATATGTTTATTATCATAATCAATATGAAATCCATGTTTTATTATTGAAGAAGTTCTTGGGTTTAAATTACCTTTAATTCTTTTCCAAGCATTCACTCGCATGTGTTCCACAATAGGATATAACAATTCAATTGTTGGTGCTTTTTCTGAAAAAGGATTATCTGGAAGTTCACCAACAAAATGATGACAAAATTGATAATTATACTTAGAAGAACATGATAATTGATTTTCATCATCTAGTATCTTACCAATATACCAAGGAAATCGAGGGTTGAGTATCATATTTTGTTGAATCTTATTCAAAACATCTAATGATAAAAGATTATCCTCAATTTTTATATCACTCATAACAAAATCTCTTCAATCCTTTTGTGTATTGTTGTTTTTATTTCTTCTTCTAAACCCTCTGGTTTATTAAACTTGGGGTGGGAAAAAACATAATGCCCACATATATTTACCAAGGCTTCTACATGAACTTCTGGATCAAAGTCTTCATCAACCCACTTCTTCCACCTACCTGAGTCCAAACATATCTTATAGAAATTAGTCCTCTGTTTCTGGTTCATATTCTCCCAGTATATCTTAGTCTGTAACTGACCAAACTCTGGTGCTATGTTAATCGTCTGTAGTCCTACATCAAACTTCTGTTTAATTAAAGATGTTTCTAAGTAGTCTCCATTATGTTCCTTATTAATTAAACCATACTCCTTCACTATCTCTATTGACTTCTCCAAACAATCTTTCTTATATGATCCTATATTCTTATTCTCTCTGAGTGCAGTACCAGATTGGATTACACAATACTTAATTGAGTCTTGCTCCTCCTGTGTAGTAGAAGAATATATTCTCTTTAAGAATGAAGAAAGTTTCTCTGGTGGTAGTGGTTTGATTGCTTCCTCTGTTGCAATCTCAAACTTAATATTAGGATTGACTTGTAGACCCATTCTCATAAACTTAAGAGTCTCATTGACTGCATCCTTGATTGCTTTAAACCTTTTGAAAGGATCTATATGAATCATATCAAAGTTCTGACAATCAATTAAGAAAGACTCTATACCATTATCAACTTTATATCCTTGATTAGGACCACCATGATCTCTTACCAATAGAACCTTATCAGTTTTACTTCTTACATAATTGCAAAAAGTTTCTGTTACCCAACCATTAACATACCCACTCTCATGGTCTACCTGACGACGAGATGGTATCAATCCAAGAGGAGTAGGATAGTCGATGACTGCATCAACTATCTCTTTACTCATCGGTCCTATAAAAAGTTTTGGATTCATATTACCAAGCCCAACATACTCCAGAATATCTTAATCCTTTGGTTGCCTCAGTCACACCATGTGGGAATAAAAAATTAGAGGGAAACATAACGATATCACCTTTACCTAGTTTAATCACAGTATCCTCCCAGAAATATAAATCAGCACCTTCATAATCATCATTAAAATTAAGAATAAAACTTAGTACTGGTACTCCTTTAATCTTACCATCAAAAAGTGAATGAATATGATCATGATGTTTACGCATGATCTGACCAGGAGAATATCTATTAAAACGAATAGTACTAAAATGATACATTATTTGTCTACCATAATATGAATATTCTTTATTATATAATTTGCCACATTCTACCACAAAAGGAGTTAAAAGTTTCTGAAATTTTGGATTACCGATTTGAATATCAAGTTCTTTATCTAATTTTTCCCCAATCTCCTGACCATAGGTATCCCTCCAATAATGAGGTTGCCACTCTCCTTTTTCTATATCTTGAACAAGATTATCACAAACATCAGCAGGAATAGCCTTCTGTGCTATAAAGATACATTCATCTAATTTAGTATCAGGTTTATTGAAATTCATAGATTTAAATGTAGATTGTATTTACCAAAATAGAAAAGAAAATCACCAATAGGTTGTGGGTGTAAAGGAGCCATGTTAATCCAGATCAAAGACTTAATAATATCAACCTTTCTATTATCAAGACCTTCTGTCTCAATCCAATCTTCTAATATCTCAACACACTCACACTTCTCATTACTTCTAAGTATATCAACTTTAACAATCTTACCATCAATATCAATACTATACAACTCCTTATCTAGTATATCATGATTGACAGTTAAGTTGTGTTTCAGTTTAGCTAAGTCGTAATATATGTCACCATTATACTTATCACCACCAAAGTCTTGTCTCCAGTCAATCAAAGTATAATTACCATCCTTAGAAATAATATTCTCTAGTACACAGTCACCATGAAACTGATACCCTTCAGCAGAGGATATATACTTCTTATCAATATGAACCATCAAATCAAATATAGATGGAATTTCTTCACCATTAATTGTACAAGTACTATCAGTACCCATTCCATTATCAGTTAGATACTTTACCACCCTCTTATAAGTTTTAGTAAAATAAAACTCCTCACATATATCTGAGATGTCTATGTCATTCTTCTTCCATAGATTATCCTTAGACCAATTCAAAAACTTCTTAAAGTTATTACCATCTACCACTCTAGAATAAGTATCACCCTTGGCATACTCATACTTATAAAAATTATCTGTTGATGCAAGATACTTTGGAGTAAGACCCTTGAGTGCAAGCATCCTGTCTATACGATTTAAACAAATTTTTTTATCATAGAAGAACTTAATCACAAAGTCTTCATCAAAAATAAAGATACTCTCATCTTCTTTATCTAAAAGGTGGAACCTATCAGGGATTACTTCTCTACTCTTCTTAAGTGAATCTACATTACCAATATCATACCATGTCTCATAGTCTACAACTGAGAAATCAGAATGATCCATCATCTTAGAAATGACATGGCAATCCGAAAGACTACTTACTGTTGTCTCTTCTAATATCTCATCAGTATATTTCCAGAACAATTCATAATCTTTGATACCACATAGACCTATGTAAACATAATCAAAGAACTCTTCTCCCTTCTCATTAATCTTTAACAGAGATTCATTCCTTACATTCAGAGTTCTATATTGGAAACTACTACCATTTTTATGACCTGCAACCCAGTTAGAACTAAAGTCAAACTCTTCTTTCTCTACTACAGTATCACATGCATGGAATATAAAAGGAGACTGCAACTCATCCTTACATAGGGACATAGAATAAAGAAGACTACTTCCTTCTCCATCATAGTTCTCTACTGGAACATAAGTAATCTTCTTATCAGGGTAAGCAAGAGATAAGAACTGCTCTACCTGATCACCATAATGACCCAGAGTCACAACAAACTCTACATCATCAGGATATGACTCAATAATATAACTGAGAGCAGGTTTCTTTCCAATCCTAACCAGTCCTTTGTTGGTAAACTTAGTAAGATTACCAAGTCGTGAACCCAACCCACTAGCAGTAATTAATACTTTATACATAATTTAAAAATAATTAATATTAACATTCATTCTATATGGAGAATCAGTACAATTAGTACTATGATGTGGAATATAAGGATCAAAAAGAATCATTCTATTTGCAACTGATGGAATTTCTTCCTCATCTATAACAGTAAAACCATCGCAAGTGTTTAATGAAAACAATCCTCCTTTATGAGGAAATTCTGTATCAGAGTGATTAGGATGATGTATTAAATTATCTGTTCTTGTATATAAATTAAATTTTATTCTAATTAATGATTTAATATCTAATTTATCTGTTAAAACCTTAAGAATCTTATAATATTTTTCATTATATATTGTATTAGAATATATCAAATTCTCAAAATACATATTATCACCTAAAGACTCTGGAGCATCGAGCACTGTTTTGCAATACCCCCATTTCATAGAGTCGGTTTTTTTATAATCTACAACTGGATTAGTTTCATATACAAGCTTATTGAATAGATACGGTGATAAAAAATTATCAATAACTTTATACTCTACCATACTTATCCTCTAACCTCACAATATCATCTTCACCAAAGTACTCTCCAAGTTGTACTTCAATAAAAACTAGATCATCATCACCAACATTCTTGGCTTGGTGCTTAGACTTTACTGGGATATGAATTACATCACCCTCCCCATAAGTCTTAACCACACCATCTAATTTTACCTCTGCAGTTCCTTTTACTATCACCCATATCTCACTTCTCTTGTAATGATATTGATAACTAGGTGCTTCACCAGGTTTGATTAGTATTTCTTTAACCTTTGTATAAGAGGCATCAAAGATGTTTAGATAATGTCCCCAAGGTTTGTGTCCGTATGATCTAAAAGTCATAAGTTCCTCAACTCCTTAATACCCATGTTTCTTTTTACATTATATCCTAGTGCTCTATCCTCACCACCCTCTTTGACATCATTCACAATCACTCTAGGACCATTTGATAATCCCATAATTAATTTATCCCAGAAAATACCAGCATTTCTTAACTGTCTTTCCAGTTGTCCACGGTGAGACTCCTTCCGTCCAGTCACAAGGATAAGACGATGACCACTCCTCTCCCACTCCTTCAACACATCTAAAGTCTCTGGTAGAAGAGTTAACTCATCTCTATGTTGTTTGATAATATCTTCATGATGAACACATAATGTTCCATCAATATCACAAAAAATAGTTTTCATTAAAATCTAGGAAGTGTAATATGAATATTGCATGGTTGAACACCAATACCAAATGAATCAAGCATCTTACGGTGCATCAATTCATGACACCATGCTCCCTCTGTCTCACGCATACATTTCTCAAGGATCAATTGCCATACAGGGAATACACTCATGAATGCATCCATCTGTTTTGATCCACCAAAGTCAAACCAATCATTAATCATACCATCAGGTTGGTGCATATTGTCAGAGTAATGAACCATCTCAGGATTTAGATCATTAAAAGGTATTTTAACATGTAATAACGTATCTGTCCTACATCTTACCACCCAATCATACTTAAAGTCATTAGCATATTCATATTCCTTCTTGAGTTTGTTGACCTCATTCAGACTATAGAAGTATGAAAGACAGTTGTTGACAGTTCTATTTCTAAATCCTTCTTGATCTTCTGGTTCTCCACCACCCCAATACTTATTCTTTGGAGTCTCAAAGTGAACAGCAGAGTCTGTAAATGATTTGCTACGATCTACTGCATAAGTAACTGGTTTATAAATCTCTACTGCTTTATCTACTGCCTTAGAATCGATCCTTTGGTTTACCCACTCACCATCTCCACCATACTTATATGGTTTAGTAACTAGGTCATCATCCATCCAGAAGTGACAGAAAGTATCTACATTATTCCCTTCACATACGTTAGGAATAATATATTTTGCTCCTTCCTCAATAAATCTGGGTTGACCAGACAATAATAAAGCTATTCTCATTTGATTTGTAAGGTGACTCTTTTAACTTCTGACTCTATATCAGTATTAGGTTCCCATCCTAACAGATCTTTTGCCTTTTGATAAGACCCCTTGGAATATCTTGTAGTTTCCTTACCAACAATATTCTTATCAAGACCATAATTACCTTGGAACAAATCAGGATAATGATCCCATAGTTCTCCTGCTGGTTTATGATCTAATCCAAGATCCTCTTTCCCTAGTGCTTCAGCAACCCATCTGGATATTTGATTTACACTTACTGCCTTACCTGTACATACATTAAAGACATCATTTGGTTGCTTCTCAAGACATAGATCAAGCATAGAAACTACATCATCAATACAGATAAAATCTCTTACTTGCTCACCATCACCACTCAATACAGGTGCTTTACCTTTAGTCAACTCTCTATAAACAAAGTTAAGTAAAGGTGGATTAGGTCTTGTCTGATCACCATCAGGACCAAAAACATTAAAGAAACGAAGTACTGTGACTTTACTTCCATAGTGCTCTCTATATGTCTCAACCAAATCCTCACACATCTTCTTAGATAGTGAGTAGTATAATCTTGGACTTACTTCTAGATCTTCTGTGAATACATCTACATCATTGTTCTCATAGATGGCACTCGTGCTTGCGAAGATGACATGAGGAACATTCATCTTTCTGGCAAAGTCTAATACATTTGCAGTAGCAGCTACGTTGCAGTGAAGTGTCTCTAGTGGATTAGTTTCACAATCTGGTAGAGATGATATAGCAGCAAGATGAATGATCGCATCATAACTATCAAACTTAGTTCCACAATGACTAAAAAGTTCTGATGTTGCTACATCTATATCATGGAATGGTGCAATAAATTCACCATCATCATCCTTTAGATGTTGTAAATATCCATTCCTAAGATTATCTACTAGTGTTAATTCGTGCTTCTCACAAATTCTTTTTGCCAACCCAGAACCTATCTGCCCTGCAGCACCTGTTATTAAAATCTTCATCTCAAAAGCTCCTTCAAGTCATTTTTATTTCTAGGCATATTTATAGCAGCAGCAGAGGGGTAAGGATTGCTCTTTGCAAAATCATTAATCAAGATCCTCTGTGAATGAGGTAATCCCATCACTAACTGATCAAATCTAATACCCTTTCTCTCTAACTCCTCACAAGTAGTCTGCCTATACCTTTCTGGTCTACTGGTTGTAAGAATAATTCTTGCCTTACCATTATCATATAGTTCATTAAGTGCAGCAATATTCTCCTCTAATGGTTCACCACTCCCAATATAAGGTGGGAAGTGATGAGAAGAGTTCTTTACTAACGTACCATCTATATCTACAAACAAACATTTGTACTGAGACTTGTACTTGTTCCATGCCTCTAGTGTTCCCCAGTCCTTAAAGTTAGAAGTCTTCAGACCATTAAACTTAGATCCAGAAAGCATCATCTCAAAGATAATATTACTTACATAACACTCTCCATCTTGCTCACCTAACTTCTCATAGACTGATATGAACTCCTGTGGATCAGAGAAACCATACCCACCTGATGAGAATGTAGAACTGATTACTTTCTTCTCTACAATATTAGTCACTACACCATTATGATCCATCTCAACATAACTCTTTGACCGTGCGTTGATGTTGTCCATATCATTCAGGTCAAAGTATGCAACCTGATTTGATCCATCCTTTATCTCACACTCATAGTATCCATCAGAGTCCTTGATAAAGATAAACCCTTCAATATTCTTTTTCTTAATGACCTCACACACAGTTTCTGACTGCGATGATGTTTCTTTATCTAACAATACTATCTCTGACTTCTCTTTAAGACCAACCTCATCTAGTTCCTCAAAGTATCCTTTCTCAAACTTATACTTATCTTGGTATTCTTGTAGAGTGACCCAGTAAATCTTATCAAAAAACTCTAAATTCAACCCTGATATAGCAGCAATACCCATAAAGGTATTGGACATAGGGTGAGAGAGCATCCATTTTGGTCTTAGGTCAGGGTATCTACTAGACCTCCCTGCCATCGGTACAACTAACGTTGCCATATAAACTAGAACACTTAAGCATCCTCTTAATTATAAGTCTTTGATCTTCATTAGTCAAGTAAGGTTCTATCCTTAATGTGTTTAATATATCAAGAACATTAAACTCAATAGTGTCCACATATTCACTATACCTTTCCTCTATTTTCTCCCATATGTAAGAATATATCTGCCTAATTCTTAAACTTTCTACTCCCTGCACATCCAAACTCCAGTGATAGTAAAGGTCTTGCTTCAACTTAATCAAATCACATAGGAAAGAGTCTATAAAACAATCCAGAAAATCTATAAGATACAATCTATTCTTATTGAAAATGATATTAGTAAAGGTGAGATCACCATGACAGAACGTTTGAGGTATCTTCATGGTGATGCTACTTACCATCTGTCTAATGTGATAGAGATCTGTTAGGTGACGAGTATGAGTCTCTAATGAGTTAATCTTATCTAACAATCTCTTCTTAGACACTTCAGGTGCATAGTATCTTGAGTTAGATATTACACAATCAAAGTATTCAAACAAAGAAGTAAGAACAAACTCTATATCATTCACACTACAGGTAGAAAAATACTCATCAAAGGATCTACCAGTCACATATTCCATGTCAAAATAACCATTCTCTTTACTCAATACTTTAGGAGTCTCTATGTTCCTATAGACTTGAGTAGAGAACAGTTGTTGCTTCTTGACCTGTAGGTCTAGTCTTTTATTATATGATTCAGATGACGAGTGCTTTCTGAGTATATTAGAATCGATCAACTCCAAGGTACATCCAGATAAACCCGTCTCAAGTTTTTTCATAATTAATTATTCCAGTGACGGATTACCCCTGCAACGATAAAACAATTAGTGATGAGATAAGTAAGAAACAAAAAAGATCGTACAAAGACAATAGAATTGTCATACCTCTTGGTCTTCTCATCAGAGAAACTACCCAACGCATACTTCCATGTCCTCCATAATCTTTTCATTCTCCAAACAAATGATGCTTTGATGTACCTGCATTATCATTTGATATATCACCTATCCCAGTCTCTTCAGTCTCCTCTAATTCATAACTCCAATCTTCTATAACAGTATTAGCAAGCATCCTATCAGATAGAAGATCCATTTCTTTTCTTGCTATCTCTTCAGTCTCTGCATCAAACCAAAAATCTATTGCCTTACCAATCCTCAACAAATGTGGTTTAAGATTAGGAGCAACTAAATGTGTATTTTTCATTACTGCATTACCAGCAGCATCAGATACAGATCCTCTTAGTCTGACATGGACAAGTGCTTTAAATCTCATTTTTTAGTAGTGTTGCTTCGTGTTCTGTTGTGAATTGCTATGAACTTATCACCAGCAAATGTGCCACCAAGACACACTTCAATCTCATCACCATCTTTCCAATTAACATCACCATTCATTTTGGTGTGAGTCATCGCTAATTGAATCTCATCAATTACTTTTTGTGTTAGTCTCATACTTGAATTACCTGTGAAATTTCTGGCCACTGTGCTTGCAAGTGGGTTTCTATACCTTGTTTAAGAGTCAAGGAACTCATAGCACATGACTCACATGCACCTAAAAGTTTAACAAATACAACTGGACCTTCTTCTAGATAATCTATTGATACAAATTCCAAGTACCCTCCATCTGCTTCGATGTAAGGACGGATCTCATTCAAAACATTATTAACATTTAAGTCTGTTAGTTCCATTAGTTTAATCCTTTCCTTTTGTAAGTCTCTGTTAGTTGTGCTTCTAATACATATTCTAAACTATATAAGTTCTCACGTAAATAGTCTTCCCAATAATTATCATCAATCAAGTCATGAAGGTGTGCTATATGCTCTAATGCATATACTATTTTTGTTTGATCATTCATTCTCATCTGTCAACTCATCCAACTTAAATATACTTATAAGTTCTAGTCCTGCTAATTTCATAGCAGTATCGGCTTCACCGTCTTCCTGTCTATCTATAATACTCACAACACGATTGACAACATAACCAGCATCACGCAACCTCTTAACTGCTTGAATTGCTGATCCTCCTGTGGTAATAACATCTTCCAACACAGTTATATTAGTTCTTTCTCTTGGCAATAAACCTTCTATCCATGCTTGAGTACCATGACCCTTTGCTTCTTTACGAACTATCAAACCATTAACCAACCTATTATCTAAAGCAGATACTAATGCAACACCACTCACTAAAGGATCAGCACCAAGAGTAAGTCCTGCAACATAATCAGTTTTTACATGCATCAACATCAACAAACTAGCAAGAGTAAGTCCTCTTCCAGTTAATGTTACTGGTTTGCAATTTACATAATGCTCACTAGTCTTGCCAGAAGAAAGTTTAAACTCTCCTTTCTTATAAGCATCTTTCTTTAAGAGTTCTAATAGTTCTTCTTTCATTGTTGATACTTGGAATTATCCTTTGCTAAGTGTACTATCTTTGGTTCAAATTTGCAATACTCATCAAAAACTTCAGGATATGCATACTCTGGTTCAAAAGTATAGACATCAAATTCTCTTTCAAAAAAATACTTATTGATATGAGTTTCATCATGCCATACTGCAACAATATCTTTCTCCAAATCTCTATTCACTCTTGCTTCTAATTCATCTATCATAGATAAAGCAGAGGGAACTTTACCACCCCAGAAACATCCTTGCCAATATATGGGTGGCAATTCTGATACATCAAAATATGCTTCAGATTTTTCATTAGTTTCATATGCACCAGTTCCTTGTAAATGTGGTGGCATCTTTAAGTAATGGCAAGGATGATGAACACCAAACAAGGGAACTTCATCAGTTGAAGCACCACAACATCTCGCAAGAAAATCTACTTCTCTTATAGTATCAACAGGTAAAGCATCAGCATCTATAAAAACAAACCAATCATTTTTTTTAATCTCTTCTCTTGCCTTATTAATAATCTCAAATCTCTTCAAAGTTATATAAGGCCAAGGCAAATGCTCCTGATGATATACTTTTACATTATCAGGAGTGTCATTCAATTTACCATCAGTAAATACTAATATAGTTTTTTCGGTATTAGGAAGAAAATACTTTTCTATATTTTCATAGTATTGTGGTAAATAATCAAGATACTTATTAGTACCAATAAATGCAATTGCTACTTTCATTTTTTAGTAAATACAAAACTTGCTACACCCAAACCAATTGAATGTAAGAACCGATCATCTCTACTATAATTATACTCAGATGTTAAAGTAAGTCCAGATTCTTCTGCCATTCTAACAATATCTTCTGGTATTATAAACTCTCCTATGACAGTTTCACTACCAACTTGAATATCAGAAAAGCAAATAAAATATCCACCTGGTTTCATTACCCTCTTAACTGCTTCAAAAATACTTCTCCATCCTTTATTAGGAGTTTGTTCATCACCAATATCATTAAAGTGAGTTACTGCACACCCATCCATAAAAATATCAACAGAATTATCCTCATACTCTCTTACAAATTCTATAGCATCCTTAGTGACCATTACAGCTAAACTTTGATAACCAAAATTCCATGGCTTTACATCAACCCCAACAACATCATATCCTTTATTAGAAATCATATGAGCAACAGGTCCATCTCCTGCTCCTAAATCCACAACTTTCATCCCATTCTTTGCTAACTTATCAAAGATTATCTCAGAACCTGTCCATTTAATAGTAGCATCACCATTACTCCAAGTTCCATTAGGATGCTCATACTTTTCTACAAGTCCCTTTTCATTTCTATAATTTTCCAATAAAGTAAAATCATGGTTTGTTATTAATCTATTTTCAATATTCATTAAATCACCTCCCAATTATCAAGATAAAGATCTTTAATATCTAGGTGTGCGTTATTAGGTCCAAACCAAACAGAGGGAGCGACTACCTGTTTAGAATTAGCCAACCATGCACCCCACCAACTAAAAGAACTGTTGGCAATTATGTGACGACTGCATAGAGTCATCAAACACATATCAACATAAGCACTATTACCTTCTGCAACCATAAACCTATTTGATGAGAATAGTTCTTGCTCCTTACACCACTCAGGATCATCTGAAAAAATAAGAACAGGAAGATCACAACTATCATACACTCTTGGCACTACATCTAATGCCTTCTCATAATAATCAAGACCAAGGTTATGATGATTAGCAGAGTTGATTAAAAAATCTCCACGTCTAATGTGAAGAGAGATAGGAGGTTCATCAAATTGACTCATCATCTCCTTACAAGGTTCTAATATATCATCCTTGAATGTGAAGTCTTCTCTTATCTCTTGTTCAATATTCTTAAAGTATTTTTCTGTCTGAAAGAACCCATGTAAACATACCCAGTCAGGACAGTTGTTAAAGAGTTGCTCATTAAAATGAAAAGAACCTTCCTGAACTACAGGTCTATCTCCATCTATTAGTTGAACATTTAGATCACTAAAGTTCTCAAGAACAAATGGTTTAAAAAGTTCTATGTGTAATCTGTTTCCTAAACCATCCTCAAAAATTTCATTATGGTTGGGGATACAAAAGTTATACCCATTCTGATTTGCAATACCTTTCAAAGATGCATATTGGAACATCTGGTTTCCCAGTTGTCCCAACTTGCCGAGATAATTAAATCCAATCATATTGTACCGACTGCTTCAACAACCTCTTTAGCAATCTCACCCATGATCCAATTATAAGTCTTGCGTATACCTTCTTCTAATGTCATCTCATAATCCCAATCCAATTCCTTACGGATAAGATCGTTGTTTGAATTACGTCCACGAACACCAAGAGGTCCATCAATATGTTTCTTATCAATATTCTTACCAGCAACCTTAGCAGCAGTATCTACTAGTTGATTGATAGTCACCATCTCTTCTGAACCAATATTAACTGGTCCTATAAAGTCAGAATCCATCATTCTTCTTGTTGCTTCAATACATTCATCTATAAAGAGGAAGGATCTAGTCTGCTTTCCGTCACCCCAGACTTCAATCGTATCATCTTGTCCTGCATAAGCAACCTTTCTGCATATTGCTGCTGGAGCTTTCTCTCTACCACCGAACCAGGTTCCTTCTGGTCCGAAGATATTGTGATAACGGGCAATACGAACAGGAATACCATAATTACGATTGTAAGCCAAGTACAATCTCTCTGAAAAAAGTTTCTCCCACCCATATTCGGAATCTGGTGCAGCTGGGTACGCGGAATCTTCACGGCAATTAGGATCGTTAGGGTCTACTTGGTTGTACTCAGGATACATACATGCTGATCCAGAATAGAATATCTTTGTCTGGTAATCTAACTTAGGTCTGTTACATGCTGTCCAATCTTTCTTTACACCATCAAAGGTTTCATTCAACTTCCTTTGCTCTTCAAGAACATTCAAGTTAATGGTGCAAGAGTTATGCATAATCTCTGCATCATTCTCACCAGTAAATACAAATCCTGCACCACCCATGTCAGCAGCAAACTGGTAGATCTCATGGAATGGTTCGATGCATCTATAAGGAACTGAGTTGTGGAAGTTTCCTTGATCTCCTTTAAACTCTAATACTCTCTTTACAAAATCTACATCACGAAGATCTCCAGTAACAAACTCATGAGCATGTGTACCAGAGAACTCAGGGTAGTGAAGATCTACTCCACGCACCCAATAACCTTCTGACTTTAATCTCTTCACCATGTGACTTCCTATGAAACCACCTGCACCTAATACAAGGGCAGTTTTTTTATATTGAGACATAATTAGTCACTATAGTATTTGAATTGTTTTGGGAATTGAACTTTAAGAAAATGAATTAAATTGTCAACTGTCTTCTCAAGATCAGCATCACAACCACCACCATGTGCCTGTGCTTCTAATGCTTTAAGTCTTGCTTCAACTTCAACATCATACTTAGACATCGATGCACCTGTTGCAGACTTTGCTGCTTTTCCTTTTGCTACCATGATTTTAAATAGAATTCTACGGTTATTTAGTTTGCGCTTGCTTCATCCTTAACATAACATGGAACTCCTGCTGGATCAAGCCACTTGGTGTACTCAAAGTCCTCAATTGCCTGTGTCAGTTGCATTCCATTATCACAGAGATACATGTCTTTATACCTCTTTGTGTAACGGTCTTCCTTTTGAATACGGAAATCAGGTTTACCATTCTCTAAGGTTCCTACTTCAACATAACGATATGGGAACCTTTCCATAAGTATATTCATTTTACTTGCACCCCTTCAAGATCTTGTCTTACACATTCAATTAGAAGATTATAATCAGCATCTGGATCTTCTCCTGCAAACTCTACTTCATTTTGATAATATCTTAAGAGTTTTTTATAGAGTTTTGGATTCTTGACATCCAAAAAGATTTCTTTATCAACAGCAGCCCGAAGGATGCCTATGTCTTTCCTGAACTTTGAAGTAAGCGTCATTGCTTTGATTGGTTACTCAAGTATTATAAAGGTTTAAATGGAAAAAGTCAAGTCCTTACCACAAGACCTCCATCATCATCGTCATCATCATCCTCAGTAAGTTCATCTATCCTTTCTTGTAATGACTGATATATTGGATCTATCTCATCCCCTTCTTTAAAATTTACCACCATCAATTCATCACCAGGTTGAACCTCTCTCATCTCTGGATGAGGTGGTCTAGTTACTGTCCTACTTTCTACTTCAATTTTATTACTTATCTTTGAAATATCACTTATATTCTTCCACATCAAAGCAAATGCTGCTCCTGCTAATGAAACAGAAATCAAAATAAACAAAAGTGCTGAGATAGTTTCCACTTATTTAATAGGTATCAACCTATTTATTCTTTCTCACTGGGACATCAATTGTCCATGATGGAGATTCTAATTTAACAATATCAAAGTTCTTTTTAAACTCTTTCTCTCTTTCTTTCCGTTCCTTCTCCTTAGTCAACTCAATAGTTTCAATGGTTGTAGAACCATATTCAGGAATAGAAAATCCAAAAGATTTACACTCTTCTGATTCTGATAGATCTATACCACAATCTTCAGCATAGTCCCAGATAACCTGATCCACCTGACTAAACACAGAGTCAAAGGTCAATCTCTTTCTTAAATCATTTGCAATATTATCCACATGTTCTTCATCTAAATCAACTCCACATGGTCGTGCCTTAACAAGTTGGTTAAGGTTAATCACGATCTTACATTCATTGTAAATTGCCATAATTAATTTGAGAAAAGTCGTTTGATTGGTACTTGTCTTACTTTGTCTATAACATCATGTTCAACTCTATCAGCAATCCTATCTAGAATATTGACATCAATATGCATAAAGGGAGGAATGATTCCCAATATTCTAAGTAAACCATCAACAAATAATGCAAGGCATGTGAATCCAAGAATCATACTAATAATAGTTGCTTCTCGGTTATGCTTTGCCATTGAGGCTTCATCAATTCTACGTGCCTCTTCTACAGCCTCTGCAATCATTGCATCTATTTCTGCTTTAGTATAGCAGAGTTTTTTAATGGTTTCTTCAGTCATCGAACTTCAAAATCCATTCTACGAATTTTTCGTTTACGTCTTTGCTCTTGCCATGCAAGATCTTGTGAAGTAAGACCATCCTTTTGTTTATCCTGATTAGATCTTACCACTATAACACTAGTTAGGTCAACCGCACTAAAAGTGTCTCCTGTAATAGTGAGCATGTTAGGACATCCACAACTTTTAGATTGTGAATTACTTTTTACTTCAGTATTACATTGTTTACATCTTACTACAATCATTTTTCTTTCCTCATCATACCATCATACCACAACTTAAAAGCATAGGGAGTCCATTGACCATACCCCGATCTAGAATTATTATTTGCTTGATCCATAATATCATAATCACTAGATTTTATACTAGAATCTAATATAGAATCAAACTCAGAGTCATTAAAAGTTAATGACTCTGCATAATCCCAAAAAGGAGTATCGTATTTAGAACCACAATTATAATGCCACAGTACAAAGTTTTGAACCTGTTTTATATATCTTCTAACTTGATTAGAGGCATCTCTTACTCCATTATTTAAAACAAATCTTGCCAACTCAATATAAGTCTGAGTGGAAGATGATTCAAGAGGGTCTAAAAAAAATAATCTATTACCATTAAGAACTATTCTATCATCAATAACAGCATTCTTTGCTACATAATTCTTAAAATTAACATGATGTTTTATTGTAACATCAAACATCTCTAAGAAATTACTTTGAGCAAGTGCTCTTGAAGTTATATTACTATTATAACAATACCCAACACAGTAATCATGAGATGGTGATTGTGGATGAGTAGGTATAACAAACGTCCATCCATCAGGAGTTGCAACATGCCTACTCCAGAATGCTTCAGATACATTCCACTTAGGTTTCCCTAAGATACAAGCATTAACAGGGTTAATAAGTTCTTCATACTCAGAATAATCATCTGGTTTTCCCCTACAATCAAAGATAAGATCAGAATCTATACTGTTAATATCATCAACGTCACCCTCAACAACTTTAAATACTCCAGAATCTAAAACATGTTTCTGCATCTCCCAAGGACAGTAGTGCATAGCCATACCATCTGCAGGGAAGGCATGGAATACTTTATCATTTACTTGACCCCACCCTTCATATAATATACCACTCTTAAACGTAGCATTAATTTGATTATGATACCAATCAAACCCAGTAGCATTCCATAACATTCTAGGAGGATCTAAAAGAGTTGCTTGACCTACTCTTTCAGGAGGTATTTGTGGATTATAAATTAACTCTACTTCATCTTGTCCATACCAAGCAAAATATAGTGCAGTAAAGACTCCAGCATTTCCTCCACCAACTACACTAACTTTCCTCATCTATAGGTTCTAATGATAAAATTTCTAACTCTTCATCATCCTCATCAATATCAATCCACTCTTGAAACTCTTCATATATTGCCTTTACATTCTCCATAGGAATATCAGAATTGATCTTATTCATAGACCACTCTCTTGCTTCTACAACAAGATCATCACTCGTTTTCTCCATAGTAATCTTTTCTGAAATATCTTGAGAGGATGTTGCTATTATAGTACTTTGGTGTTCCGTCGTCAAGTTGCTCTGTAAGAACTCCGTGTGCAAAGAGCTGTCGGGTTTCTTCAAAGTTTGTTTTTCCTTTTGTATAATGTAGAGATAGGATAGTTCTACTAAAATTCTCTCTGCCAATCTTCCCAATCTCTTCTTTAAGTTCTGGACAAGACCCATAATACTTCTTCCAATCAGATTCAGATTTTACTTTACGTTTCTTACCTTTAGGAGTTCTAAATTGCCAGAAGTACTTACGTCCGATGTACTCTCTCCCATTTTTATTATTTGTAATGCGGTAGACGAAACCGAAGAAATCATTAATATCGTCAGAAGTGAAATTTGTATTTTTATATAACCAGGGATTTTCATACTCAATAGTCATACTCGTCAAGGACTTCTAACGCATTATTTAGAATGCGTTGAGCAGCACCTCTTTGACGATCATCCCATTCAGGATACCACGACTCATTAGCAAGACCAGCTTTCATGCCGTTAAGTCTTGCCTTCATGTCTATCTTTTTAAGTCTTCCGTTCATGTACTCTCTATACCTCGAATCAGGCCACGGACAACTTGCATAACGTTTTGGAAATAGCATAAGATTATTTAATCATAAACTACAATTTAAATCTACTAAATGTGTCCTTTTTAACATCTCCCGTCTCTTCAATTTCCTCACATAGATCTGGATTTACATAAGAAATCCATCCTGACATAATATATTTAAGACCTTTGTTAGGTTCCGCTCTATGCATATGTGTGAATGATGACGGCCATAATATACATCTTCCCTTCTTACCTTTAATTGTAGGAAAATGCATAAACTCTGTTCCAGATTTAGAATCATTCAAATAAAACATCCAAACTAAAACTCTCATATTAGCAGGAGAAAAGGGTACATGTTCTGTATGCCACATCTTATAACCATCACCATAATATTGAAGTTTTTGAAAAGTATAAGAATCTACAATGTTACATGGAAATATACGTTCTAATGATAGATATTTCTTAACATATTTTCTAATACATTCATTAAGAGGTTTCTCAATAATAGGAGTTGTTGAAATTTTTGTATCTACTACTTCAATATTTTTTTTATGTTCATGATCTACATTATATCCATCTTTTCCAGCATATCCTCCTAGTTTTTTTTCAGAAGATTCAAAAAATGAAATTAGTTCATCACATTCTTCTGAAGTTAATGCATTATCATACACTCCGATAAAATCAGGAGCACTCATAATTTAAATCCTGAGAAAGTATCCTTCTTAACATCTTGAACTATACCACCAACCATATAAGATTCTACTTCAGTCTCTTGTGGTGCTACTTGCAATCCTTTAGAACTAATCCAATGTTCTGTCCAAGGTAATGGATTATTTCTTGCAGGTATATCATACTGTGGTTTCAATCCAATAGATCTAAGTCTACGATTAGCAACCCATTCAACATACTGATATAAAAGTTTATCATTTAATCCTATCATACTACCATCCTTAAACAAATACTCTGCCCACTTCTTCTCTTCATTCACACACTTGTCAAACATATCATATGTCCACTGCTCTTCTTCCTTCAGAATGGAAACCATTTCAGGATCGTCACCTTTTCTCCAATTGTTAAGGATGTTTTGAGTAATTGCGAGATGCTGGTTTTCGTCTCTAGCAATAAGGGAGATGATTTTAGCACTTCCTTCCATGAGTTTGAGCTCACCAAAAGCAAAACTGCAAGCAAAGGACACATAAAAACGAATACCTTCCAGAATGTTGACATTAGCTACTGCCCGATAGAGTTTACGTTTCACCTCTTTCATTTCCAAGACAGGTAAGGATGTGTCCAGAGACTTATCCATATCTCTCCACAAACTACTTTGACCCCACTGCTGTGCTTCATTAATGAACTCATCATAAGATTGAGTTACACTAGCAGCACGTTCTAAAATACGTGGTTCCTTGATAATAGTATCAAAGACTTCTGATGGATCTGAATAAACATTTTTAATAACATAAGTATAGGATCTACTATGAATCATCTCCATAAAAGACCATGCTTCCATACATGCCTCTAACTCAGGTAGAGAACAGTAAGGTAGGAAAGCCATACCAGGAGCACGGCCTTGTACACTATCAAGCATGATCTGGTATTTAAGATTGCTTGTATAGATGTGCTTTTGTTCTGGACGTAGTGTTTGATAGTCTCCACGATCTTTCTGTAATGATACTTCTTCTGGTCTCCAAAAATATCCCAACTGTTGTTTGGTTAAGTTCTCAAACTGGGGATATTTAAAATTGTCATACCTCTGAACCCCTAATGGTTTACCAAAAAACATAGGTTGCTTCTTAGTATCTACATCTTCAGTATTGAAGACAGTCATTCCTTTTAGATCAGATGGCACAGGATTCACACTCCTCTTCGTCAGCAGTACTTAATTCTTCAAGTAAGTTTTCAAGATTAGGTTTATCTTCTTGTACTTCATCTGTCTTCATATCATTAGTGTTCTGATAATATGAAGTCTTCCAACCGTACTTATACGTAGTCAAAAGATCTTGTGCCATTACACTAACAGGAACCTCATTATTATCATAATGCTCTGGATTGTATGACCAATTACCAGAGATTCCTTGATCAAAGAACTTCTGCATCACTGCTACTATATTAATATATCCTTTATTATCTGGCATATCCCATAGCAATGTATAGTTATTTTTTAAAGACCCATAAGACGGAACAATCTGCTTAAGTGGTCCTTTCTTTGATTTCTTAATGGACAAGTAGTCTCTAGGAGGTTCGATTCCGTTTGTGGCATTGCACACAACGGAACTGCTCTCCGATGGCATTTGTGCAGACAATGTTGAGTGCCTGAGACCGTATTCCAAGATAGATGCCCTAAGAGATTCCCAATCATGTTGTAATGGTTGTGAACAAATTTCGTCTACGTCTTTCTTATATGTATCAATAGGAAGGATTCCATCCGCATACTTGGTACGTCCAAAGTTTTCACAATGACCTTTCTCTTCTGCAATCTTATTTGATGCCTTCAACAGATAATATTGGAATGATTCAGAGAGTCCATGAACAGCATCCCATGCTTCTTGTGACTCATACTTATGTCCAAGTTTAGCTAGATAATGTGCTAGACCTATAAATCCTACTCCAAGACTTCTACGTGCCTTTGTAGCAATTTCTGCTGCCTTTACAGGGTATCTTTGATAGTCAATTAATTCTTCTAATCCTCTTACAGCAAGATCACATAATTCTTCCAACTCATCATCTGATCTAACCTTCCCCACATTAATAGCAGATAAGATGCAAAGAGCAATCTCCCCATACTCATCATCAATATGCTGAATAGGATAGGTGGGTAAAGTAATCTCTTGACATAGATTACTCATCTCAATCTTATCTTTAAAAGAAGAATGACTATTGCAATGATCCAAATTCATCAAATATATACGACCCGTCTCTGCTCTCTCCTTTAATAAGTCGAGGATAAGTTCTTGTGCTCCAACTGTGGTTTTTGAGATGGATTCATCTGATTCGTAACGGCAATATAAGTCATCAAACTTATCGGTCCCAAAACTCTCATACAAGCCAGGACAATCATGAGGGGAAAATAACGAGATTTCCTTATTTTGGATAAAACGTTCATAGAATAACTTACTTAACTGGATGCTGTAGTCGAGTTTTCTGACTCTGTTGTCTTCGGTTCCTTTGTTGTTTTTGAGGACGAGGAT